GCATCTAAATCAGGAGGGTAATCGGGGTCCACACCGGATGCCTTATAAGCATATTCATTAGATGCACGTAAAGAAACTTCACGTAACCAATCGTCAATTCCAGTAGGGTCCCCTGCGGATGTTCCATCATCTATCAAACGAGCACGGTTCGTCATGTCCGAAGGATACAAGTTTTGAACCATGCGCGGGAAAGTGGGTTCCAAGAATATGCCCCCTTGGGCTTTGAAGTTTGGATACGCCATTGTGTTAGGCAACAAACACCCTAAAGGCAAAGTAGCATATATAGGGGAAGCCCAATCCGGGTCAAATGCCGGATCTGTAAAGGCATTTAAGATGCCCCCCGCAGGGGTGTTTAGTAAATCCCAGTCGTCCACACTAACTACAAGTCCCATTATCAGAGTATGAGGTACATTTGCATAATGGGGCTCCAACTGATCCGCTACAAAAGAATTGCCTAAAATAGCGTCGGATGTACCCCAAGCGGAAATTATAATGGTGCTGAAGTTGGGAGCAATTAAGGCAACCCCGTTATCTGTATATTCTACCCCGGCTGTAAGGGGCAAGGGGGATTGCAACCGAATAGCACTGAACCCATAAGATGTGGGAACTGGCCCTGTAGGATCATGATGTCCAACGGTATTGTTTTCAGGCATTCCCCGCCCGGACACATTCAGAGGCAGTCTTTTCATTCCGGATACAAAATAGGACTGCCCTTGTATCATGTTATAAAAGTCTGCTATGTCACAAAGATCCCCATTTGCATAATAGAAACTTGTATCTAGTACAAATGTTAATTCCCCATCAGACTCCGATATGGAACTGTAGTTTGCATAAAGGACAGCCTCGCGGTAGTTATTAACGTAAGCTGTCCACTGGGCTACATAGTTGGCATAGGATTCCTGCACATCTAAAGGCTCGCCTGCAATAGCAGCAGCATCCATAATCTGCCCACCAGCCTTAATATTTTCAGGTACGTTAATGGGGGCTTTCTGATTTAACCCATCCAAAACCCGGATAATGTAGATTTGGCCCCCAGTAGGATCAAACCCGGACTTTACCGTTCCTATTGTGTACCCATCTTCACAAGACACAGGGTTATCAATAGTAAGTAAAACAGTAGGGGCACTGTAACTGCTCCCGATAATTTTTGGGAATTCAAAAGGTACCCATCCCGAATTAGACCCTAGCCCACAAGAAATACCAATCTCCCCTAATGAGGAATCAGGATTGATTTTGTACTCTTTATAAGGCAAACCGAAATCCGGCTCAATGGCATATCGGATCAAGTAAGTGCCTGCTTTTGTTGTGGCAGGATAGGTCGCGTTATTTGATTCGGTTATGACTAAAATATCATTCTTGTTTATGCTTGAAAGAGCCCCGCCTAACGAAACAACTTCTGAGATCCGGTTAAATTTTTCAGCTAAGACATCCGGATCAGTTGTTGTCTCATACCGACTTGCAATTAACCCCGTGCCCTGACAAATAATCCCTGTGCGATTATATTCAGAGGATGGTGCAATCGCAAATGTGCAGTCCGTATCCGTAGCAATCGGGGCATTATCCCAACCTTCATATGCCGGAACTTTTATCGTCCAGTAATATGGCTCAGATCCCGTCCCGTATACCCCTAGCGTGTGAAAAGTGAAGGGGGACGACCCGTTGGCATAAGAATTGATCTTAGACCAATAACTTGAGCCTGCATCAAAACCAACCCGTGTCCCATCAATCATTAATTCCGTCTGCAAATTCAGATAAGGGGCAACCCCTGTCTCTGAGTATTCGGAACCCCGAACCATGCCCCAACGTAAATCCAGCCCCTCCCCAAAGGTAAGTCTGTCCGCTGCAATAAAGGCATTAGGGGATTCCCCGATAGATGTGTCAACACTCATCAAGAATTCATGCCTGTACAGCACCGTTCTTGTGTCCCCACCTGTGTAGGTATACGGAATATACCAAGCGGTGGTGTCCACAGGGGTTCCCCAATCAAGTATCGAAGCCCCCGATAAAATCACAATGTCTTGTCCAGAGCGCGGATCTGGTCCTGTTGGATTCACACCAAACTGAATTCCTGTAATCACATGTGGAGTTTCAGTTCCCATATAGTCTATAAATGTAACAATCCCTTGCTTAATTTTGAGACTAAAGGAGACCTGCCCACCTGTGGTAGACGGATATGGGGGACCATAACCGTCCGTAATGTCCGGATCTTTACGAGCAATAAACCGGATAAGGATTTCATTATCTGCATGGGAATCATAAATGTCCCGCAGGTTCCCTGTATCTGCTAAAGTCCCGTCATTCATGACAAGGACGAAATTCTCCAGGTGCAAAGTAGTTTGGAAAGTGGCGGGTGCAATTTCCACTTCTTCAATCTCGAACCCAGAAAGACCTGACAAATAAATAGGGTCCCTGTTGAAATCCGCACGCCAGTCCTTACAAACTGCATAGTTGGTCAGCGTGTACCGCAAGGCGGGATTCCCTACTACTTTTGGCACAGGGGTAATAAATCTTGGGGGTTCAATATAGGAAACAGACCCTACACGGCTAACTGCCCCGATAGAATGAATTCCAAGGGGGGCCCAAGCATCACCAAAAGGACTCATCCCCTGATACTCCACAAACATCAAATCGAAGGAACGAGCATCCCCTGTTCCAAATGCTCCCGAATTCAAGAATGGGAAAACATCCACATTTGATTGCAAGACAGCAGGTAAAGAATCGTTGTCTATGATTCCCGAATTGTCCAAAATCTCATTCGGATAGATATAGCCCCCATTAGAGTTTGGAGTCATAATATCCGAACTGCCTATTTGAATTTTGTTAAACTGATCCAATTCAGTATTGGCATGCTTCAAGTAAGGAATCTGATAATCGCCGGAATCGTCCTGTGGTAATCCCTGCAATGCCGGAATCAGTAAGGGATTCTGGTTATCCCCTTGGAAGTCTACTGTTCCCCCAATGGTGGTTAGGGGTGTTGGGGGATTCTGCCCACGGGATTCCTTCAGGGCAATGGGGAAGTCATCGTCTTTACCAGGAAGAGTAATGTCTAGCATTTCCCCATTGGTAGTTACAGAGATATCAAACCCATTTCGGTAAATATCCAAGAAGGGGTTAGATATCTCATAAGTAGTTGCCAAGGCCCCCAAGAAATCATCATTTGATGTCTGCCAAGGGTCATCTAACTTGAATGTCCACGGGGCTTGCACAAATACAGTATCCCCTTGTTCAATGATTGCAAATAAGGGTACTGGACTGCTGCCAACCTGAACAGTTACTTGATTCGGGTCTTGAATTCGATTGCCGTCTAAGTCTGCAAAAGATAAAACACATCCGTATTCAACATCCCGAACTAAGACATTTAACGGATAAACAGTCCCATCCGGCTTTCCTAAATACAGGGGATCATTTTGATTGAAACCCGGAATAGCCAACTCAGCATCCCCGGATTGAATATCAGGGATATCACTCCCATCAGTTACCGACAAGAATTTAGCATTGTTAGGCCAGCCCGTTTCAGGGTCAATCGGCATATCCTCAATTTGTGTCAAACAACCAATAATACACGGATAGGCAATTACAGGATTAGGGTCTCCCGCAACAGGGTTCAAATCCCCATTAAACAAACGATAAGACTCAATAAAGACATTGGCCGGAATTCCATCCGGGAATGCCCCCCACACGCGCCCACGGGCCTTTCTGGGGGCTAATAAGTAGTCTGTGACGGATGTTATGTCCCCCAACACCGGATTGCTTAACTGTCCGATCTGGGTCTTGAAAGTGGACACCAGTTTCTTCTCAAGAAGCCCTGTTGCAGGATTCAAGCGTTCAATGTTTCGGCTTAACGTATAGAACCCCGGATAGCCACTGTCTCCCAAGTCCGCATTGATTCCGGGGGAGGTTACAAAGAAAGTACGTGCTTTCGTGGGGAACAAGCGACTGAACTGATTACGTTTACCGGTAATAGAGAATTGGCCGGGAAAGCCTATATCAATGCTCATAAATCCATTCAAGGGGGTGCGGAAACTTACCCGATATGGCTGCCCCAAACGCAACATGACTTTGTCGTCAACATCATTGGTGATTAAAGCACGCTGGCTGTTGATTAAACCCGTGATAATATCAGGATCAGGAGGCAAGCCCCACAACTGTCCGTCCCGTAGTGAAACCTTATCCGCTGCTGCTACAAAATCTCCATCCTGAAAGAAGATTCTTTTCTGCGGGATATAGTCATCATAAACATCGGACCACAAGTCCTTGGGTAACAGGTTACCCGTATACAGGTCCTCATATCCAGGAGTAGGATACAGGTTATTATGCCCTACATAGAATCTAAACTTCCCGTCTCGATCCCCAATAAACTCCCCGTTAATCGTCTCTAGAGTTTGCTCAAAGGGCAGAATAGCGCCCTGATAGAATTCTATGAAAGTACGTGCAACTCTATCCTTATCCAATATCTTTTGACGTTCCGCTAAAATCCCTAAACGTCCCTGTTCCCAATTCTCGGTTCCCCCAGACGGCAAGAAAGGTCCGCCCACCGGATTACCGGATTGCAGTTCTGCCAAAACTTCTTCAGTGGCTTCCACCACATAAGAACTCATAGGAACGGCACGGGTATAGAACGTGTCGGGGTTCCTGAACGTAAAAGTCCCTGTTACTGTAGCCTTTAGTAAGCCATTTGTTGTAGAGGGTGTTATAGCATGTAAGTACATAGCCGTATAACGCGGCAATATGGTGACGCCGTCCTGGATATAAGGCTGTAAAGACTTTTGTTTCGTAAAGCTGAATGTAAAGAATTCCCCGGATTGCAATGGCTCCTGGAAACGGGACAAAAGCTTGATCTGACCTGTCAGGAAATCCACGGTGTAGTCAACAGTATATGTTAAAGTCTGTCCGGGATTCAGCCCATCAAAACGGACTAATTCAAACCCTTGCTCTTGGACAACAGACCCTTTCCCAACGAAATCCAAAGTCCCTTCTGGGTAAACAGGGCGATAGGAAAGTTTGATAGTAGGATTGTAGTCGGCAATAAACATATTGCGGAATAATCCGGTCATGGTCAATACTGTTCGGGCACCGTCAGAAGTCAATTCTGTCTGTGCAATCGTGTAAGGCTCACCCCCAAGTTCTAGGATATGCCCTGGAATAGCAAACTCTGTCAGATTCCCCTTGAAGATAATCTTGTTCTGCCCCGATAGCACAGGCTCAAACGGAAACACAGAAGCATCAAGTTCCATCATGAATCCGACATTGGCGTTTGTGCTAACCGGAATATCCCCATCCGGGTCTACAATAGTAGTAACAGGATCATGAGAAATAACATTGATTATATCATTTCCGGGGGAACGGGAACCAATCTCTAAAGTGGTGTTTGGGAAAATGTAAACAGCGGTTACATCCCCCTTGGCTATTTCATTCCCTTCTGAATCCTTTTCCAGATAAGGAGAGAAATAACGTGTCCCTTTAATATAATGACAATCCCCACCAACGCGCAATAACTGCCCTGGAATGAATTCCGTAGAACGATCCCCACGCAATCCAAACTGATTTGCATTTGCATTTATCCAGAACGGGGGACGCCAGATTGGATTCCGAGACGTATCATAAGCACGTTCCCCGCCAGCAGATTCCTGAACGGCATAGGTAATCCTAACCGGCTTGTCACTGGGGATATCCTGACTGATAAAAACAATTCTCCCCATACCATTCAATTCAAGGGGATAATCAATAGCATAGTCCTGTCGGTTATAGTTCATCAGAATAGATCCAATGTATACAACCGGAAGTATGTCTGAATCAATAGTACGTAAAGCACTATTGAATGTGTAAGTATTGTTACCTATGCGGGTAGCCAACTCATCTGAGATAAAGACCGGCAAGAATTCTAGGATTGGTTCCCCAACTCTCTTACCCGACAAGTCCGCAATATAGTATTGAACCTCAACCCTGGAATTAACGGGAATCGCTTGATTAAATGAGAAAGCACCTAATTGAGGAGCAATCGCCACATCTTTCTTTTGTTCCGTAATCATCTGCTGAACAAAATAAACAGGACTATCACTCCAGGTTGTGATATCCTCAGGCGAGAAATTCAATAGACCCGTACTTGGATCATATTCTGTGGTTAATGAAGGCAAGGATGCTTGAAACTCTTCCACATAGTAAACATAGGCACCCGGATAGTCTGCTAAAATGGAACTACCAAACTTGATCGTTCCTTTAGTGTAAATTCCAGAATCCTCGGTAAGGTATTCAACCCCCACCCCACCAAACGGGTTTGTGCTGAAAGTTGTAACCCCTACCAAATTGGTACCATGCTCATATTTAGTAGGGCCAACCTGTATAGAAAATTCCCCATTTGAAAACCGGTCGGATGTTAGACCCGGAACAGCCAAGGAGAGATTATCCAGTTCTCCCAGATTGATTTTTTGTAAGGCTACTAAAGATGATACATTCGTGGATGTAGCATGTTCTTTGCCGAAACGAATAGATATCGGACGGCTGCTATCTAGGGCTGCCCGCATGTTTGCACGTAATCTGGAGACAGATTGGTCTACCGGAAAAGTACCGACGTTCTCGAACAAACGAATAATGAAGGGTTCATAATTCAGCAGCCGGAAGTTCTCATAAACCATATCGGCTACTAGCGTCGGATCATATACATCCTTGCCCCAGCCTACAAATACTTCCCAAGTAAGCTGACCTGAATCGTCAGGCAAATCCGGCCATACGGTTAGGGTATCCCCGTTAACAAACTCCACTATGTAGGAATCTTGCGAAGCAATCTTTAAACGATAACCCGGCTGTACCCCAAGTTCCTCAAAATCCACACTATCATCTTGGAACTCATCAGATGAAATAACCTGACCCTTTGCACCAAAAGACACACGCTGCCCTAGCTGTTGAATCAAAGTGGCAACGCCAGAATCCGTATTCAACAGGTAGTCTGTATCCAAAGTCTGAAACACATTAGAACTACCATCTAACGACACATAAAGACCTGAACCCCCCACACCAGGGGCATTGACAAGGGATTCCGGTTCAATTAAAGGCTGGCCAAAATTGATACTTGTAACAGGCTGCACAACAGGATGCGTAGTGATATTCTCAGCTACCCAATCAAATTGTGGAATCTGTTTTGAGAATCGGTAGACAACATCCGAATAGTTCCGTAGGGGGCGATTAATGATTGTAGTGGAATCAATGTCCACTATGGTATTTGTAATCTGAAAGAACACCCCGTCATCAATTCCGGCAATATCCTGTAAGGGAACCTGTCCTAAGAACTGATATGGAATGGCGTTCACATTATCTGTGATAATCTGATCTGTAACACGTATGTTGCTATAAAAGTCTGCATCCGAACTGCTTTTATCTTGGTTCACAACATTACGATACAGGCCAAAAGATATACCGGAATCCGGTAACCAATTATCTTGACCGTCGTCCACCCGCCAGCCGGGATTAAAGCCTAAAGCTGCACACCCCGAAAGGTCAATTTCTGGGGAATCATTATCTGTTGGACCAAACCCTATCTCAACATAGGAGAATCCCCTAATGGCAATCCTGCCGCTTAGTTCATAACACTGCCCCTCATCCCCAAACCCAAAAAGAGCTTGAATAGAATCAGCGACTTCTTTAGGGGTGTAAAAACTTTGAGATGGTAAGGAACTTGAATTCCATGTATAGAAATCCCCATCTATACAGAAATAGAAGGACTCAGTCCCGTCAAATCTAAAGACATCCCGTACACGAGAGAACATAATAGATTCACTCGTATACATGGATGGTCTTAAAGTGGGCTGCATAAAGTATACTTTTTCGCCCGTCTGCTTCAGAATAGAACTATCAAGAGTAACTTTAGATCCCCATGCCCCACTAATACTGGTAGGTTCGAGAGATACCGCTGCTGTGGACTTGTTTACTTTCTTAGGTAAGGATTCCAGAGACTTGTATTCCACCAAGTCCCTAACCGCTTGATTACTTACAAACAAAAAGGCATCACTTATCCCGTTAGATACAGAACGCAATCTTCCCGTATGGATATTACGGGGATATCCAGTCCCGTCCCAATCAAACGTATCCCCACCCGGACGAGTATTACCCGGTAGACTATACCCTAAGTCATTTTCTATATTGATGACGTTCAGACAGTTAGGATCGGCACCCGTATTGTCAGGAAGACACACGATGCCGGATATTCCCAAACCACCACCCAAAAACTGGTTACTGTCCGGGATATAGAATTCTGTATCGGAACCAATAACAGCATCATCCCCATTGATATTCTTAAGAGGAACTGCGGATAAGGGTTGGGGTCTTTGGGTCAAAGAAACCCCATGATACATGACAACTTCATTCAGGTAATTGACATCAAAGTCAATTGAAGATGGATCGGAACTATCAATATCAGAAGGACTGAATTTCAACAGTCCCGTGGAAATAGAGACAAACACCTGTCCTGCAACCGGGTCTCCCTCATCTTGCAACAACTCATCTGTGTTAAACAACTGTACATCCAGATAAGAGCGATTACCAAAACTTAACAAAGGGAAATCAGTTGGTCCGGGAATTGGACACAGAAATAGGGGGTTCAAATCGGACCCTAGTAGCTGCCCAAGATTCCCGTCTGCCTCTTCCTGAAACCCTTTATAGACATACCAAATGATTTTTCCGGCATGCTCTAACACAAAGTCCGGGTTAATCACAAGCATGCCATTGGTCTGCCCCATAACACCGGCTAATGTGGGTTCTGTACCGAAATCAAACCCTTCCTCGACTTCGGAATCTGACTTGACACGAATCCCCGTATACCCATTGCCGAACGGAACAGTGCTTGTAGCATCCGGATGAGTACCGAACCGAATCATTGAATATTTGTCACGGCTGCTGGTACCCGGCAAATAGGAGTTAATCGGAAGATTACGAACCACAGGGTCCATCCTGTAAGTCATATTTTCCAACAGGTAGCCTAAGTTAACAGGGGGAGTGCCTTTATATGGTTCCCATCGCTGATGTGCCTGATTCCAGCCGAACCGTTTCTCATACCGATCATTCCGAGTCCACCAGAAAGTAGCAGGAGACAAAGTGTACCGGACAGTAGCAATTTGATCCCCCCTGGCAACGGACAGACCCCCGTCTAAGTTGGTCAGATCCGGTTCCCCAATGGTGACAATTCCGCTTAGCGGGTTTTGGTCGGCAGAGTCTACTTGAATGTGATAAAACGGGATAGAGCCTTTACGCCCCTGAGACGGGTCCGCTGGGTCAACCCACCCGTCATCATCGTAAGCGGTGTCTCCCCGCTGCATAACGATATCTGTAATCTGCCCAAGGGCCTTACCAGAATCGTCCGCAACCACGACCCTATTTGTCCCGTCATACAGAAGGATAGGACCAATCAAGTTGGTAACTTCTAAGTTACCTGATGGAATAGATCCCATACCGGCTTCTGTAAAATATCCAGGAACCGTAGCCAACTGTGCTGTATTAGCAGCCCAGATGATATATTCCTGTGGAGATGTTCCGGGGGTATCCAATACCGATGCATTATACTGAAGAGCGGACAAATCCAGATATCGTAAGGTTTCGTCATAATAACTAGACGTGATTGGTAACTGTTTAATGTCCCGCAAGACCCCAACTTTAGGCTCCGCTGTGGTAGGACTATTCGTTGGGGATAATCTGGGGGATTTTAATACATAACCATCAAAAATGTTTTCTTGTGTCATTATTTTTTCTTATCTTAAAGTATCGTTGAAACGGATGTTCCTGTACCGGGGGTTCCAACCGGACCTGTTGCCAACACTGATCCGGCTCCAGTAACAGTAAGAATCAATTGGGAAATTCCATTACCCAATCCCGTTGCCATAAGAGATAACGCAGGACCCCTACCTAATGTTGCTGATAGGGATTCTATTAGACCCGCTATCAGTGTTACAGGGTTCGCTTGGATAACTTTTGAAATATCCGACCCTAAACCAACACCGGCACTCACCCCCACATATTGACCATTCATCTGAATGGCAGTCACGATTCCTATGGTAACAGCCATTGATAGACTTAGGCTCAAAGAGCCTGCAACCCCGGCGGCGGATAAGGCACGATATAGTAGATCACTATTAGGGACAGCAGACAATAGACCGTTAACCGATCCGGCACCTGTCCCCCCAGAAGTTATACCGGACAAAGTGACATTACTAGGATTCACTATCCAGGTATATACACCATTTGCTATCCCGGTGGAGAGCAAGTCATAGTTCCATCCGGGAAATGGAAAGATTCCAGAGAATCTATTCGCGGCTAATGCAGCATAAATAATGTTCGGGGATAGTGCCATTATGCTGTAACATTGTGCATCTTTGCACCCATGCCCCAAGTTGCAAAAGGCAATCCGGTGAAGGGCTCAAGGGAACCCGCACAGATGATTGGGCCCGCATCCGGGCCTGTAATGGGAGCACCTAAATTAACACCAGTAGTTCCTGCCAACCGGGCAGGGCCGCTGCTGGCCTGGATAGATACACCTGTCATCGCTGAAATGGATACCGCCCCCGTGACTGCATCTAAAGACACGGTCCCTATAATAGCGGAACCGAGGATACCTGCATTACTTATTTCCATACTATTTACAGAGGCTACCGCCTGCCATTTCCCGACAACCGTCTGATAAGTCATATCCCCTATCAAAATAGAAGTAGTATGGTTACCTAAAAAGAAATTCTCTGTACGGTTGCCAAAATTGTAATTGACCGTTTCAGCATCAAACCCCGGATATGTAGGAGTGTAATTTCTTTCATGCAAAGGGGCATTCGTGGGCAGTAAGTCTTTATACCCGCCAAAAGACCACTGTGCCTGTCCATTGCACAAAGCTGTCCACATATTTGTAGTCATTGAAATCTGCTTTTGTCCGTCAATTGCTATGGAATTCCCTGCGGACAGTTGTATGACAGATGAGCTTATTTCAGCGGTTTCCCCTTGAACTAAAACTTTTTTGTTAGCGGATAGCCGTAAGTTCGTTCGCGCCCCAATATCTGTTGAGGGAACATCTCCATTGTTACCCATAACGGTTTCATTATCTTTAACCGTGTCACCACCATAGATTTTAACCGGACCCTTCATAGCCTGAACGCTAATTCCATCGGGGTTATCCGATGTGAGATTCAAGGCACCTTGAGAATTGAAATTCCAACGTCCACCAATACGCAAGTTGAAATCCCCATCAAGATTGATATCCGCCGACGATTCCCCAGGGCCACCTGGGACATTTGCAAAAAACTGCCCACGCTTATTCACAGACCAGAATATATCCCCTCTCTTATCGTCAATTGGGGGGGACATGCGAAACAACATACAGGCATGGTCCCCAATATCCGTAGACGGGACACTAGAGTTTGGACTTGTGATAACAGCAGCTTTTAGTTGTGCAGCAGGCTGACCATTCTCGAACACAACCGGGACTATAGGCAGACCATATTTGGTACGCCCATTTTCCGAAAAAGGATCATTACCAACTACCGACCCATAAACATGTTCAATAAACGGGACTTTGGGACCGGGACCGGCATTCATGGAATCTGGTAATCGATCTGCATCAAACATATCTGTCTGTTCGGTAACAGGTAGCTTTCCATCAGATGTATGTGTCAGTTCAATACGGTGTTCTGTTAAAGTTTGAATATCCGGGTGTAAGGCGGCATTTTCTTTACTTTGTAGGGAAACCCGATAAATAGGCTTACCGCCATAGACAGCATCCGGGATGGAACTATTATCCATCAGGAACCCGTTGGAGTTAATGTAACCCCCACGCTGCATAAACTGATAAGGATCTGTGTGACTATCTAATGGGAACATGCCTCCTTGTAGCTTGCCATTGACATTAGCTTTTCGTAAGACCTGATCCGGTGTGAAAAACCCGGCGGGGGCATGGGGATCGGGAGGCAAGTTAGTTTCATGCACGGGACCGGAACTATCAGCTTGTAAAGGACCGTCCCATTTGAACCCGTCTGATACCATATAGGGGGCTAAAAGTCTTGCATCCCGCTGTACCATACCTGAATAAGTACGCATGCCTGCCATTGCGTGAAACTGCTGTAAGGAACGCGCAACAATAGCCTGATCTTGATCGCGTAAGCGGAACTCATTACCCCGCCTGTTAGAAAGTGTGACACTCTCGTCTAAGACAATATCAGACCCCTGAGCGGACATTCCCATAACGTTTCCGGGCTGTAAGTGTCGTAACTTATGACGTACCCTGGAATAGACCCCCTGTAGGAGGGCGTCATATTTGGGGGCACCTAAGTTGAACTCATCTTCGGTAAAATCCGATGTGGTGGCCCAATCCCTCCCTGGCCATACGCCGGGAATAAGCCAGTTTAGGATTACAGGGGTTTTCGTCCCGGGGGTACTTGAACCGGACGAATTCTGGCTCATCCATCCAATAATGCAGATGTCCCCTACTTGAGGCATTGCCCCTAGAAAATGGCGAGCCCCGGCTGCCGGAAAAGACAAGGGGATAGGCACACGTTTGAATGTTTTTGAAGCACCCATAACAGTTCGCAAAGTAACATAGAATTCCTCATAGTTGATATTAACAACTTTTGCGATACCCAATCCCCAATTATTATCTGGAGACATGCGCTTCAGAATTTTCTTGGCATGCATTGGGGTGTTGGTCAACATCCCGGGTGTTACTTTTGTTAATCCCCTGCTGCTTGGGTTAGGTCTGTGAATATTCGCCATTAAAAGATATCCTCAATAGATTCTGCCTGGGCCACAATGGAATCTGTTTCTTGTTTAAGTTGGGCTTTTGCCTGATCAAATTGTTCGGTAAGATTCCCAATAGCCTCAGAGACTCCCGACGATCCGGGAGGAATGGACCCCTGAATAGCTTCACGCTGAATCTGCCATTCCGTTGTGTGCTGCCCGCCAGAAATTATCTGCCACATAGAAGCAGAATCTGTTTCTGCCGGGTCAAAATCATCGGGCAAGGAACTTGCTACATTTATAAAGTCCTGTGTACTGAAAATGTCGATAATGTTAAGGGCTTCAGCTACCTTACAATCACAGACATGGTTCAAAGAGGGGGGCCGCAAATCTGCTAATGAGTATCCGGCATTCACTGTTGTTATTTTGTGCAAGGGGTCATTGCCCTTTGTTGCAATAGCGGTAGCCATCATGGTTGCCAACTGATTACCTTGAATTATCTCCCCCTCAAAATTAGTGATTGTCCGGATCTCGGAATCCGTAAATTCAGTACGTAACCGAGATAAGACTTGTTGAGAAATATCATCTGGAATCTCTTTGTTTTGCAGACTTTTCAGCACCGTTTCCAATTCCGTCTTTGTAAAATAACTGAAAATATCAATGTCCAGTATGCTTTTCAAACCTCCGTCTGGGCTTATGTCCAATCCTCGTCCATAACGGTAAGACCCCACAACCTCATAGCCCCTTTCATCAGATACGGGGAACACCGGGGAATAGATAGGGGAACTCATGGTCCCCTTATCCTCACTGACAATTCCAGTTCCGGGGCTGCAATCAATGTTCAAGTTCGCGGAAAACTTTTGATACAAAATTGACAACTTCCCTGCATCTTTGTTTACAGAAGTTGCATAGGCATCAAAAAAAGCTTTTAGGGCATAGAACATTTCCATAGAAGCAGACTTACTTACCTTATCCCAAAAAACCTTCAAGGGGTCGGAATAGGCCCCCGGATATAACAAACCTTTTGCCCCCGGATTATCCAAGAACTTATAATCTTTCGGGTTTACCCCAAACACATCCACCCCCATAATAGGAACGGTCAGCGGAAAAACTAAAGAGGACGGGAACTCTATTCCTGTATCTTCCAAAGCAAAGGCCACCCGCCCATCCGGGGTCTGTATGGCAACCCCCACAGCATTATTCTGCTGTGCCTGTCCCTCTAAATCCGAATCATAAATGTCTTGCAAACCTGCCAACAAGGCATGTGAAATCATGCCAAAATTCAATGTAGCCTGGGGGGAGGCCACTTTCTTTTTAGCAGCGGAGTCATGTATAGCAAACATCAAGGTCTGAATGTCCTTAGTAGGTAAAACCTGAGCCCCACCTTTTGATCCCTCATTTGTCACAACTCGAATGCCCGCTTTGATTGGGATTTCCCCGAACTGTGCATCAATCGAAAACCGAGAAGTGGACGTCTGAGGGTTTGGCAAATACCCATTGGTAGAAATACCCATATCTGTATCGGTTGTCAGGGGGTCTGGAATTTGTAACCCAGAATCTGGATTAAAGCAACACTTAAATTGCCCCTGGTTCTTTGGATCTGGATGTGACACTGAATAGTACCGATAAGCACCGGGCAGTTGACCATTTGTAAAAATGGCTTTTTTATCAGACAGCAACTCCAATAAAGTAACCGTGTCTGCATACCCATCAAGCCCGCTTACTTTGTTATAGTCCTTCGCAAACTTCTCACTTGTCGTGTTTAACAACCTACGTAACAATGCAATGCCGTTGGCATCGTCCTCTGTGGACGTGGAAAAAGCACTGGCCTTAACCGTGGCAATTTGGGATTCAGCATCCCCTACTTTTTTTCTTAAGTCATCTATTTGTACTTGTATCTTAACTATTAATCCCTGATCTGGATTTTGTGCAAATTGAGATTGCCGTAGTTGAAAATATAAACCTTGCAGTTGCGTATTTAGCTTAGACAAATCCCCTTGTAAAGTCTGAATAGTTTGGGAAGTCTCAGCCATACGTTGTGTGTATGCAGCAGCCGCAGATTGTAAATCTACAGTTCCGCTAGGGGCTGTGGCTTCAGGATCAAGGTGTCGCCCAATCAAAGGGGATAGTGCAGTAGCTACGCCCGGTAATGTTGAAGTCCCGTCCGGGCTGAAAAAGAATGTACCTCTCGTATTACTTCCAATACGTAATTCGTAAGTTCCGTTCCCTTTATCCTGAAGGGTCTGCATATCCACACAGGCCTTCACTAGATTTTCTAAAGTGCGAGAATTGGTAAGGTTCTCCAAATCAGACCCTACCAAAAAGAACAGAGGGTTTAGCGCAGTGGGGTCTAAAGCCATAACCACATTCGGAAACCCAGATAGCCGTGGGCGGTCACTGTTATCCAATACAATCAGCGGCTTAGGGGGCAGATTCATTTTAGACAAATCAATAGACTCAATCCCTGATTTTGTCACGTCCCCCGGTGCGAAAAACTTTGCGCGTTTTGCAATCAGTTGCAGATTGGTGGTACACTGTCCGCCAAAGCTGAAAGAATGTGAAAACGAGTTACAGTAATAGTAACAATCCAAGTAAGGAATGTAGAAAGGATAACCCGGGCGAATTTCGGGACGAATCGGAATAGACACCTGTGCGGACTTGATAGGGGCATTCAGAATATCCATCCGGTTCACCGCTGCAAAGAACATACTTGAACTATCATTCAAATATGCAACTTCCATATCGCCGGGACGCCACCCATACTGAGCTACCAAGCGGTAATCAATATACTGCCCTTGGATACCCCATTCATTTTCCATCCCTAAGCCACTAATATTCTGAAAATGAGAACCTTTACATGACATGTATGTCACTTGAGGTTCCTGCTCATTGAATGTAATATTGATAATATCAATATCTTCAAGACGGTAAATCCGGGAAGGGCTGGTATCCAGATTATACATTGGGGGCTTAAATACAAATGCTCCGTCCACATCTTGGAAAAACTCAAATCCAGTCAACTCACAGACACGCTGAATAATGTCCATTTTGGACTCATACGTAGATTCCCATAAGTTAACCCCATATTGACCAATATCTAAATGGTATGCCTCAATTTCTAGCATATTCAAGTCAAAACCAGGGCGTTCCCCAGCCTGTGCTAAGAAGGTAAGAGCATCATAGACAGGACGGTTATACAGGAATTTTGTAGGACTATTCGCTAGAATAGCCGGATTGGAATCCTTGTTCTCTCCAAACCTTCCACTGAAACCAGACATCAGGTTCGTGCTGTTGGTGGTACCTAAATAGGTTGCTTGCAAATCATTAAACAGTTCCCCCGATACCCCATGCATTCGCAAAGGAATGTCATCTGCATTGAATCGTTTCTTCCAGTATTCCAATTGCAACTGATAATAACTTGTGTTCCCAAACTCATTACGAGCCCCAACGTTTGTCTTGTTATCAAGTACGGATCGAACCCCACCTGCGGCTCCAGCCGTGTCCCGATACAGCTTGTAGACGATCTCATAAGGATGCATGCCTGTAAAGTTGTGACCCACATAGGAGGTGCGCAGCCCTGAGTTTTCGGGCCTTTCACCGAATACAGAGGCATTCGTAGACACAGGGGCATATTGCCAGAAGTGTAACAAAGAAGCGCACTGAATGGATGCCGTCTGGACACCACCACTATAAGACGTGGATACTTGAGTCACTACCCCGCGAAAGGCAGGGTAGTAAGGATACGCCAAAACGTCTGTCAAATTCAAAGGGGAGCCCGAAGAGGACACCGCATTTACACGGTCTGAATCCTGCTGATATAACCCCTTCACAGGGAAATAGCCCCGGTAATAGATATGAACTTCTAACCCCGGCTTGATAATAAAATTAGCATCCCGCCCAAAGGATTCCTGAAAATGAACGGGTATTGATAAGGTGAAACTTGCGGACAGACTAGAGGATTCTGTCCCCGCGTCCGTTGAAACCTCACTGACAAACCGTTGGAAATCCACTTGTCCATTACACTTATGGCAACCCGGTAGAGATAGAGATCCGTTCAGATAAACCAAAGCATCCGGTGTATGCTGTACCACCTTCTGATGGGACAGTCTAAAAGATCCGATATATGGACGATGTTCTAAACCCATAAGTTATGTTCCAAATATTTGTGCTTCGTTAGGCTCAACCTGATCTACTATATTCATTTCTTCTAGGGATACACCAAACCCTCCCTCACTAGGGGGTAAAATACTTGATCCTGCATTCCCTACCAAACTAGGGGACTCTGTCTGTTGGGAATTCCTATTATACCCCGTGATAGGACTACTTAAGGAAGTCGAGTTGCCCAAACCCGCCCCGCTGTAAATATCATTGCTAGTGAAAAATGCGTTTCCTAATGGGGACCGCATAGGTCCAATAGATGCAATAGGCTGAGTAGTATCATAAATAGAATTTGCAACAAACTCTATCGAAAAGTCCATTCCGCCGTTTTGCTTATCCTCAGAATAGGCAAAATTGAAAGACTCTATATGCCCTGTATACACGATACCGTCATAATGAATAGAAATCCCACCAATATGTAAGTGTGCATGTGACCTCCCTATTGTATCATAAATATACCCACCACTCTTGAAAATGTGAAACAAGTTCTGGAAATTCTGCCACGATGCAGAATCCCGTTTACTTGCATACTGAACACCCTTCCCCTGTGTAATAAATGCACCACAAACTGCGGATATGGATATCTTAGGCTGTTCTTCACCCCAAGCTTGAAATACATACCCATAACGTGTTCGGTCCTGCAATTGCTGAATCTTATCGTAAGAGATACTCATAGATGTCGGGTTTATCAATAACACTAAAGGAGGGACATTTAGGATAGTCTGTAACTGCCAAACGATATCTAATGCCGTGTTAATATCCGCAATAGCAGGGCTGCCCAAACCGGTATCCCCATACTCATTTACAGGAGTTCCAGTCGGATCATAATTGGTGTTCGCAACGGAAACCCCGTTATGTACAATAAACTCCTGCAAGGTAGGGACATTTGCAAAAGAAAGGGCCCCTAGAAATTCTTTTTCAGACAGGGATTTCTTGTATTCATTATAACGAGTATACGACCCCGAACTAGTTGAAAAAATATTCATATCTTCAGATACAGTCTGGGCATCAATCCCTAAATAACTGATAAAAGACTTTGGGGGCTCCAACTGAATCATGAAGGGGGACAGTTGCCGCAATAAGGAGTTTGAACCCTCAATTGCTTTCGTAACTGAGGGCTCGTGCATAACAGATAAGTCATGTTCCGTCGCAACGCCACGAAAAGCGGACGGGTTCGGAGGGCTCAAAACCGCCTGTTGAAACTTCGCAATATTAGAGTTTAGTAAAGTGAATGACATTATTCGTTAAACTGCTCCCCTGCATCTGACCTTAATTCCAAAGGCTCATCCGAATTGTAATAATAGGGGTCTGAGCGGAAACGGATAATTTCCCTATCCACTACGAAAGATGCTGACAACTCAAACATGTATGGCTTTTCCGCAACTTCATCTTTCTTGAAGTTGGAAAACCAACCAATATATATCCCCTCATCAAAGGTTATCTGAATCGCCCCTTGAAAAATAATACGCCCGTCCCGATCATAGATACTCCCGTTGTTATGGAACAAAGCTAACAGGTCAAGATATTTGTCATAGGCAAGAGTTTCACGTCGGGAACCTTCTGTACTAATAGATCCGGGGCCTCCCGTGACGTTAGACAAACCCGAAAACAAACGCATGAACCCGCCCGTTGCAGCCTCAAAAGAAATATTGGTGATGTTACTTCCCCAATGCTGTTCTACATAACCACCATTCGTCTGAATGCGCTCAATCAGCTTTGAATATTCAATAGACATAGTCCTTGGGTTCGTATGTAAAACAAGGCGCAGGTCTGCCGGTAATATACTGGTAGACAAATCCGGTGCAAGGATATCGAAAACAACGGGGCGAATCCCTAGCTGTTGTCTTTCATAATATCCCGGATCGGAAATTTGAAAAGCACCCTTGAATACTGGAGAATCCCCTTGCATATTAGTCTAAATTCCCGGCAGCTTGTGCCTTCTCAATTGTTCGTAAAACCCCCGGACCATCGTTGTAAGCATGGATAACCGTTGTATGGTTTACCACACGGGCACCAGATGAAGTGCCTCTAGCAGCATCCCCCATCATAGCAAATGCCCCGTTGGGCTTCATGCCGGATATGACATCTTGATTATTGACTTTCATTAAAGCCTTGATTCCACCCGCCCCCATCTGCAATAGAAAATCCTGTGCCCCCGGCAAGCCCGCTAATTGGGTACTCCACTTGCCTGAAGACAGACCCCCTAATTGGCCTTTATTCAGACCTCCCAACTTCTGCATAACCTCAGCAGGGATAAGGCCCCCCAGCATAGTAGTCATATGTTGAGCATATTGGGGACTATTAGGGTCAAATCCGGCAGCCGCTAATATTTTGGCAGCCTCCCTTTCCTCCGTCTCGTCTGCCATTTTTTCAGGTAAATCTTCGATAGTGGCAGTTTGGGCATCTGTTGCCTTAACCAGATCAAAAGAAGCATCTAGTTGCTTCTTTGCCTCTTCAAGAATTTTAGCATCGAGTTCTGCCTGATCCACACCATTTTCTACAAGTGCACTCCGTTCCCCTAGCAGGGACTTCATAGTGGAATCATACTCTGCTGGTGACAAAGCCCCCGTACTTAGTTTATGGGTAGCATCAGCTATTGCTGCATCAACCGTGGTGAGTGCTTGACCTTGTAATTCCTTAGCCCACTGAGCAATCTGAGCTTGTGCCCCGGGGGTTTGCATGAACAAACTCTTCTCGCGTCCCGGTATATTGGTGGTACTTGATATAGGGAACTCCTTACCACCTTCCCCCAATGCTACCCCAGAGCCGGATGTGGTAATGGTATATCCCTTAATTTCCCTATCCGCTTCTTTCAGAAAATCCGCAATTGTCTGAAACCCTTCCCCCTTGCTTATCATCTGAATGATTTTGATTCGTTCCTTTGCAACGGATACGGCCATCTGATTGGCCTGCATTTCTGCATCAATTTTATCTAGTTCAAGTTTAGCTGCTTTCTTCTGATCACCATTTCCAGTATCATATGCACGTTGGTACTTTTGACGGTCAGCCATCAAATTCCCCTGTCCGCTGATCAACGATGAAATCAAATCATTCTGCCCCTGAAGAGCAGCACGCTTGGCTTCCTTTTGGGAGTCAGATAACTTAGTGCCCGTTATAAAATCCAAGATACTAGAAACTACGTTGTAAATACCACCTAAAAAGTGCTCAACGCCCATTTGCAAATACTTAGTCATTTCGGTGGTATTGCGTGCAACCATTTTAGCGTCGGATTCTACTTCCGTTAAGGGCTTTTCCATTGCCAAGGCCATAGACTCACCTTGAGACATAATGTAATCATTTACATCCTTAATCTCATTGTTAAGGTTAGTAATCAACACACCATTCTCATCAACCGTAGCCGAAAAAATCCTGCCTTGAGCATCTACCATAGCACCCATTTCACTGGCTAACTGTTTATTCAAGGCATCTCGGTCCTCTTTAGCCATCTTAGGTGCATTTTTTTGAGCATCTTTCAAGGAATCCCATTGTCCGTAAACAGCACGACTAACCCGGCGTAAAGTCTCAAGCTGCTCCCCGGATATACCAAAAGCATTTTCAAATGCTGCTAGAGATTTCCCCGACAACTGATCCACAGTTTTCTCAAACAACCCAAAACTCTGATTTAAGATCATGCCCAACTTAGCCCCAGGGTCCAATCCCCCTAACCCTTTTGCTAAATTCCCAAGTCCCCCCTTTAATGCTGCTGTAACATCCAATAAATTCTCAAAAGCCCGTGCTTGATCAGGAGGCAATTCGTTTAGGCGTAGCCCTGCTAACACTTTACGCTGTTGTGCAGGACCCATCCCTTTCATAACCTCAAGCAATTTCCTAGACAGTTCTTCCTGTGCTTCGCGCCCCGAATCACCCCCCGCTGTTAAATTTTCCAGGACTCCTTTATCCAAATTAAAAGAGATACCGGCTGCACTAAAAGCAGTAGACAGCATTTTTCCTAGTGCATCGCCCCCCATTGTTTCTGATATCTTAGAAACAAAATCTTTCACATTATTTTCAGCAGCCTCTTGCATAAATCGGGATGTGGTTTTCTCGCCCGTCAAGATGATTCTCTT